ATCTTCTTTTAAGTATCTTCAAGTATGTAACCGATCCTGAGTGTCGCCAATATATACTTAGACAGGCTTACGAAGAAAGTTTGCACAACTTAACAGTTGTCTATTGCTGCGACTCTCTCGGTCTAAAAATTGATGAAGTCTACCAAGCGTACAACTCAATACCTAGCATCAAGTCTAAGGATGAGTTCCTAATGAACATCTGTACCGATATTAATAGGCCAGACTTTAACATCAACAGTTTAGAAGGCAAGAGAGAGTTTCTAAGAAATATTATCACCTACTATGTTATCTGCGAAGGAATATTTTTCTTCTCCGGTTTTGCAATGCTTTTATCCTTTAATAGACAAAATAAACTGCCGGGAATTGGAGAACAGATTCAGTACACCCTTCGTGATGAAAGCCTGCATATTAAATTTGGAACCACTCTTATCAATAGAATCAGAGAAGACAACCCAAAGGTATGGACTAAAGCTTTTGAAAAAGAAACTCTAGAGCATATAGATAAAGCTATGGAACTTGAACTTGCTTATGCAAGAGATGTTCTTCCAAATGGCATCTTGGGTTTAAACTCTGACATGTTTATTGACTATGTACAATACATAGCAAATCGTAGGCTAGAAGATTTGAACCTACCAAGCCCTTATGAAGATACCAAAAATCCATTTCCTTGGTTAAGTGAAATTATTGACCTAGAGAAATGCAAG